CTGTAAGGTCAGCCAAAGAGAGAGGATAACAGTCCGAACGCAGGGGTTCGTTGGGTCGACCACTGTTCCGTAGCCACAAGGCCCTAGTAAGGAGAGTTCCATGTCTGAGCGGACAGGCGTAGATTACGTAGGCCAGTACCGCTGCTCTTCCAGAGCGAGACAGGTACTCAAGTCACTTGGGGGACGAGTAGGTATCGTAGTGGATTGGCATCTCCACCGGCTAATGGTAAAAGCTGGATATGAACTCGTCTCAGAAAGAGACAATAAAAGTGAGTGGAACGCACAATGGATCGCGAAAGCCCTGGGAAAGTACGGATCAGCAGTTCCAAATTCCCTTCAGCAACGGATCGACATTCTCTCGAAAGGGCGAGTGGCACGATCAAGCGACTCAGACTCACAGTCCCGAACAATCGCAACTAGACCGGGGTCCGACGGAAGCCGAACTCAAGCAAAGACAAAGCGTGAAACCTCCGGTGGAACAGGCAATTTCACCAGTCGTACTAGAGGACGACATGAGGTTCCTAGTGGGAAGGGCTCTAATCACGGGGGAACGCCCGTGGCCTCTCACAATCGTGGAAGTGGACGTGGAAGCGCCAGTTCTCAACGAAACGCCGAAGTTTATGCACGCGCGGTCGCTGCAGCGATGGCATCTCTCAGTAACAGAACGAGAAGGCGCAAGCCTTATCCGGTGTCTCAGGTTGTGGACAGGTATGTTCATCCTAACCACTTTTCTGGGGCTCCTTACTTCTGTAACAATGAGGAAGCCACTCTTCGTGTCCTCAGGGACGTGGATAACATTCGACATGGGAAAAGGTCTCTCGACCCCTATGTTGCTGGTCGCCGCGTTCAGCATGGGGATGCTGGTCCGAAAGGTCGCCTCGTATGGATGGCTCCCTTGGCTACGACTATCTTGGCTACGCAGTTCGCGAAGCCAGTTTACGAGGAGCTGGTGGGACACCCATCTCTCGCATACGCAAGGACGTTCCTCGAACTCGGAGCAATCACGTCAGAGTTCACGTCGAAATTCGAGAGAGTATACTGTCTAGACTTCTCATCATTCGATGCTTCACTATCGGCTGAGGTCATAGACGACGCGTTTCGAATCCTCAGAACGCATCTTGAACTTGACGAAGCGGACAAAGAGATGTTCGATAGACTCATCAACGATTTCATCCACACTAGGATTGTCCTTCCAGACAGTTCCATGTGGCAGGTGCATCGTGGCGTCCCTTCTGGGTCAGCGTTCACGTCACTTGTCGACAGCGTCTGCAACATCATCATCGTTAACTACATCTGGATAAGACTTACTGGACGTGCTCCAGAACCAGAAGAAGTGATGGTGCTTGGAGATGATAGTATAGTGGGCTCAAACCACAACTTTAAGCTGCTTACAATTGCAGCTGTGGCAAAAGAGTTGGGGATTACATTGAGCGTCGCCAAATCTCGAGTTACTGAGTGCGGTGACATGATACCTTTCCTCGGGCACGAGTGGAAAAGTGGTCGGCCACATCGCGGTGGTATTGACATCGCAAAGCGGCTCGCTTACCCAGAGCGCTACAGTCCAAGACTGAAGGATCCAGCTTACTCGTTCTTGCGTTTGTATTGTATGACAGCAGACGCGGTAGAAGCACACCATCTGTTCTTGCAAGTCGTCGAAACCTTTAGTGGAGACGTCGAACAAGCTTTCAGACAGTCACTGCTTCGAGTAGGAACGGAAGAAGTTGATTTGTCTGTAGGCCAAGGTAGACTGAGATACCTGGAGGAAGTCGAGAACAGCAAGGCAGTCAAGAGTCTGGCAGAAGGAACCAGACTGGCGATGATAGGCCGGCTGTACTAGGCTTTCTGTGTGGGGATTATTCCCC